GATAACCAAGTGTTTTCTAAATAATGTTTAGTAGCTACATCTTGATCTGACGTAGGGTTTGCAACATTAGTAATTCTTTTATTTAAAGCATCAAATTGAAAGTTAGTTGTACTTTGACCCATTTTAGAACTAATAGTTTCAATACCTTCTTGAGCCATAAAGAAAGCTTGTTTACTGTCTGTATCTAAGTCTTCTTCTTTTAATACTGAACCTGCTACATAATCTGTTAATCTTGTTGCTTGTGATGTAGTTCTTGTAAATCTAATTGCTGCTGCATTTGCAGGTGCAGGATTTATATTAGCTGTAGCTCCACCATTACTAAGAGTAAATGATGTAGATACACCATTAACTGTACACGCAATATGTGATGCGTCTAAATAATCAAATGTGATCGAAAAGGCAGTTGTGCTGCCGTTACCTGTATACTCTAAAAATGAATTTGCCATTAATTAATATAATAAAATTTTCTCCAAATCTTGCTTGTTTTTATCTAAACGTGACCCTGATGGTTCTTGTTTTAATAGTTGTCCTTTGTATTTTTCTGTTTCTTTAATTGTTTTCTTTACTTCAGGGTATTTAAAAAGCATTTCTGCATAAGCTTTATCTACAAAAGCTTTATGCCAAGCTTTAATCATCATTTGTTTACTACCATCAAAGTTTTCGTCACCTGAAGTTCTTCTATCCCAAGATGGTCCTGTCATTTTAGCTTCTAAATATTTATCAATAGTTCTGCCATTTAATGTAACTTTACCTATTTGTTCTTGCCAATAATCATAAGCTGACTGAGTGCCATTAGTTTCGTTTCTTTTATTTTTAAAATCTCTTAAATCTACTATTTTATTTCTAATAGGTTTTGGTGGTCTTAATGCAATTTTCAAAGATGCTATTTCTAACATTACTTTATTATCAATATCACCATCAGCTTTGTAAGCTTCAAGCTCAGATTTTAAACCAATACCCCAAGGTCCCATTAAATAACCACCAACACCATCAAGGTTATTATAAAATCCTGTAGTTTTTTTATTTATAAGTTTACCAAATGCATCTCTTTTTTGTTCCAAGCCTTCAGTAAATCCTGTTTTAGAAAGAAGTTTATCTATCCAATCTCTTGTTTCATAAACTGTTGTATCTTTAGATTTAATAAAAGGAATACTTTGATTTCTAAATGAAGAATAAGGAACATAATTACCAGCAATGTTACCTACAAACTTTTCTAAATTTTCTTGATTAATATCTCCCATTAATTCAAAAGCTTCAGCAACACCTCTTGTATAAGATTTATCACCAACACCTTTCATGGCTGACAGTACAGCTGAAACAAATAAATTCTTTTTAGTTTCTTCATCTATATTTCTTTCATTTTCAGATATGTCTGCTGCAATACCTAATACAAAAAATCTAGGATCTAATCTGTTATAAGCTTGATATTCATATTTGCCATTACCTAGATCAACTAAAATTGAATATGGTTGCCAACCAGTTTTTCTCCAAAGATTTCTAACTGCTGGATCACTTGGTCCTGAACCTGTTAATTTTGGTAATTTAGCTATAACTTTTCCATTAGCATCTTTTATTTCAACATAACTTGTAGCTAAATCATAAGCGTAAATTGTTGCTGATATACCTAGCATTTGACGACCTATAACTTCTGCTCTAGCTCTAGGATCTGCAGATTTCCATAAATCTCTTGTTTGTTTAGTAAATAATCCAAGTCCTGGAATACGATTACCGTAGTGTCTCCATAAGTTTGTTGGAGTTCTAATAAATGGAGCGATAAATCTTAGTTGTGGTGCTCTATTAAAAAATGATTCAATGGCTGAACCCCAGTTCCAAAATGATCCGTCTTTAAGTGGATTAGTAAATGTTGAAACTCTAGCAAAATTAACTGCATCTTTTACCATTGGTATTTCTAAATTAGCGTTACCTTTAGGTGTTAAGCCATTATCCATTATATTTTTAATATTAGCAGTGGCATCTTTTGATCCCATTTTATAACCTTTTTCTAAAGTGTTATTTACTGCATTTGAATAAAGTCTCCCGTTAAAATTAATTTGTTTTAATAATTCGTCACCTGTTAAAAGTAATCTTGAAGGTAACTCTAAAAAGTTTCCAAACCAATCTACAACAGTTCCAATTTTACCGTTAAATCCTAAATTATCTGCTGAAATTGGTCTTACAGCTTTACCACCTACAATTTGTAAGTTATCTTGAGTTCTCATTAAAGGATCTAAAACAGCATCGCCTTGTTTAAAAGCTAATCCAGCCATTTTCCAAGTTTGTTGGAAATTCATTATCATACCTTTATAGTGAGCAAATCCTAATCTAACTGCTTTTAAATCTGCAGTTAAAACACCACCACCTATAATTTCTAGTGGTCTATAAGCTATTTCAAATAACCCTGAACTTGCATTTACTGCATTAGTCCAAAAACCTGATAGCAAAGAATTTATATAAAGACTGTTAGCTACTTCAGTAATTTTTTGCCCTTTAGTTTTACCTAAAACATCTAATATTTCTTCTGGCTTTTTCATTTTTGCAACTTTATTAGCAAGTGCTGCAGCATCACCTGAAAAATCTATAATAATGTCGGATAATTCAGATACATCAATTACTTTACCTGATCTTGAAACTTTAACATTACCTGCTTGAGTAACTTGTGCACCTGCTTTAACTTGCTTTTTTAAACCTACAATAGTTTCTCTGATAACTTGTCCATTTAAAGCAACTTCTTCTAAAGCACTTTTAGTCCAGTCTTTTCTATTTTTACCAAACTGTTTAGAATATTTAATTGATATTAAATTAAATTGGGCTGCTAAGTCTTGTAAAATTATTTTAGTTGCAAGCATACGTATTACTGCTTGATCTGCATCTTGCGAAATTTTAGGTAAAGCTTTTAAAAAAACTTCTGGTGATTGTGCTGTTAATTTAGCCAAATCTTTTGCAAGTGAGTTTTTTAATACATCATCTCTTAAATATGTTTTTAAAGCGTCATCAAAATTTTCTGCTATTTGATCTATAGTTCTTAGAACATGACCACCAGATTTAAAAGATTTAGTATTTAAAATACTTTTTAAAAATGACTCAGCATCTTTAGCGGCTGTTTTCTTTTGAATTTTAATTGTTTTAGCAACTTTTTTAATTTTAATAGCTTTGTTTTCTTTAAAATCTACTTTAGTTATTTTAGTAGTTAATTTTTGTATTTTCTTAGTTAGCTTATCAATTTGTACTTTGTCTGTTTCATCTGCTAATAATTTTGAAGCATTAGATAGTTCTTCTCTAACTTTAGAAATTTTTCTAATTTCTTGTTTAGCTGTAATAGCTTCACCAGCTTCTTTATAAATTTCTTCTTTTTCTTTAATATTTCTAGTTCTTTTAGCTGCTTTAAACGCTCTAAATCCAATAAAAGCTTCTGTTAGTATTCCAGGTACCATACCTTCTAAAACATTTTTAAGTGCCGCGTCTGCCGCAGAATCGTCCTCGTCTGCAGCTAAATAATTTGTAACTTTATTATTTAATAAAGGTGAATTAAATTCAATTAACCAATCTGACAATCTACCTTCATTTGGATCCCAAACAGTAGCATCAGCTATAGCTCCTGTAGTAACACCTCTTAAACTAGCTTTTGCTATAGTTCCTTTTAAACCAGCTCCTCTTAAAAACTTAGATGGACCAAGTATACCAAATATAAATCTAGATACTCTTTCAGTCATATCACCTTGCCAAGTTTCTGCTTTATGAAATGTTGGTAAATTCTTTTCATCTGGAGAAAAATCTTTTTTTTCTTGGTCTGTCATTAATCTAGGAATAAAATCATTTACTCCAAATTGTTCATCACCCCAACCATCAAAAACTAAACCGCCAATTTTGTCTGTTACAGGCATCATTCGTTCAAGAGTATCACCAGTATATTCAATAAAGTTTACACCTGCTTGTGGTACTGACAGCGCCATATCTTTAGCAATATCAAAATAACTAGGATTATCTGTTTTAACATTTTTAACTAATCCAGTATCTTTAGGTACAATTTTACCTTCTGAGTTTTTTAAACTTTCTAATATTTTTAAAGTTTCTGCGTCTAGTGCTGACATTAACTACCGCCTTTTTCTGCTTGTAATATTTTTAAATAATTTGAAAGAAATTCTGTAACTCCTGCTGCTGTATCAGGGTAACCATTTAATCTTGCTAATGAATACCATTCTTTATTAACATCACGATCACCATCATTAACTTCTATAAAGTCTATTAAAACTTTACCCATGACATCTAGTTGTCTTTGAATATTAAATTTGTTATTTCCTGGCGAATACAAAGATACATTTTTAATAGCTGCAGTTTCATATTTATTAACTAAGTCTTGTCTTAATTCTATTAAATATTGTTTTTTATCAAGTGGATCAGCATCATCGTTTAACTTTAACCACTCTCTTGATCTTTGTTCATATTCATCTTTTGCTCTATCAGATACTTCTTTACCTTCAGTACCACCTTTACCTTTTAGTGGATCCCAAAAAGATAACACAAGTGTTTTTTCTTCTTGTTCATAAAAATCTGAAATTTTATTGTCGTTAGATACTTTATCTAAAACTGATTCATGAGTTATTGATTCAAGAGTTATTTTTTGTTTTAATTCATTAATAGCTTCTATGTTTGCACCAGTAACTATTTTTGAACCGTTAGCTCTTTTAAAATCAATTAATTGGTCTACTAAATCTATTGCTGTATCATAATCAGAACTAGGATCACCTTTAATAGTTAATGCTGCAATTTTGTTTTTATAAGCTTGTATTACTGAAGCATTAAATTCATCTTTAGTTAAAAATCTACTTAAATTTGTTTTAACATCTAATTCTGCTATTTTTGTTTTAACATCTCCCTGACCTATAACACTTTCAATAACTTTGATAACATTTTGTTTACCTTTAGTTTTTAATTTTTGTGCATTTGATGTAGCGTAACTTGCACCTAAGTTAGCATTTGTACCTTTTATAAATCCTTCAACGCCTTTTAAATAAAAATTTGATTGATCTTTATTTGCTTCCATATATTTAGAATCAAAATCTGATGACCAAGCTTGAAATAAACTACCATCATAATCATCATTTTCTACGTTTTCAGCCCACCACTCGTTATAAGCAATAGCTTTTGAAGTTTGAAATTCTGCTCCTGCATTTTGCCCTTTAACATTATCATATACTGAAATCCAAAATTCTGATTGAGTACCATCTAATTTTCCACTATCAACACCATCTTGGTAAGATTTTAAGTTATCTAAT